GAAGTCATCGGCGATGGCGCGCGGACCGTAGCCAAGACGCATGAGGACATTGAACTTCCACAGCTTACTGAGGGTGTCCTCCGCTTCCCGCCCGAAGCTCTTCACCTGATAGGTTACCGGAGCCTTGACTTCGGAAGCAGCCTTACGGGCTGCTTCCTGTGCATCAGCGAGGGAAAGTTCACCGCCCGCTGCGGCACGAGCCTGAATCTCGTTCTCATTCAGGAGCTTCTTGTATGCACTGGCACCGGCCTTGAGCGTGCGGTCAAGATGCTCGTAGTCGGTGAGGATCTGAGTGTTCTGGAGCTGACTGTTCAGGACCGGAGACACGGCCACAAGAGAACCGTCATCCGCAACATGGTCGGCCCTGAGCCTACCGCCATCGGCAGTCTCGATGTATGCGGTGGAGTACACGCGACCGCTGAGAGCCTGGGCCTTGAGACCACCGATCGAACGGTAGATCGCGTCAGCTTCAGCAGGGTCAAGTCCATACTTCTGGCCGATGGCGGCAACCGTATCCTTGTCGAACTTCTGGACAAGGAAATCCTTGGTCGCACGATCGGCAGTGATGTAATCACTGACCATGCTGCGGACCTTGTCCGGAGCCCAGACATTCGCCTGCTGAAGGCTGGCGCTCAATGCGCGGTGAGAATCCTCAGCGTCAATGTCAATGTGCCCAGGTGCCCTGACAGCATTCCACGTCGTACCACTGAACAGCCGAACAGGCCGAACATAGAGATTGTTGTACACAAGCGACGCGCCGTATCGCGTCGCCTTCCCGATCCTTCCCGAAACGTCACTGGCCTTCATGGTCTCAAGGCCACGTGCATACTGACCGAAGTTGCTGGCCAGCGGAGAAACGTACGGGTTGAAGTACATGCCGTTCTTCATGGACTCGAAGAGCGGAATCTTGGAGCTGATGACAGACTGCTCACGGTCGATGGCGCTCATACTCTGAGCGATGTCCTGCATCTGGAGCTGGAGCTTGGCCGCGTTGTCGGCCGTGACATTCGCCGGGGTGCCGGTGATCAGTCCCTGCTTGCGCCGGTTGAGCATGTTCATCTGCGCGGCAAGCTCGGCATTGCGAGCCTGAAGATTCTGGAGGGCTGCTCGGTCGCCAAGGGAAACCGAGAGGATCTGGTTCACTTCATCCCGGTCAGCGGCACGGCCCAAGGCAGAAGCGAGAGCGCCGGAGTCGGCGGAGTTCTTGGCCCAGTTCTGATGGGTGACCCACTCCGGAAAACCGTCCTGCCCCAGCTTCGCCTTCTGCTTCATGATCAGATCGCCCATGCCGGTGAAGGTCCGGGAATACGCTCCCTGGTCTGCGCTCTTGTAGATGTTCGACTGGACGTTGACCTTCGGTCCGGTCTCTTCAAGAATGCCAGCCTTCTTTGCCAGAGCCTCCGCAGGTCGGGCGAGAAGTGGGGACTTGCCAGCCGCTTCAACGGCTGGCTTCACGTAGGCAACAGTGCGAAGTGCACCGATCCCCTTGCCGGTCAGGGCGAGAGGGTCGCCGTACCATCCAACGTATGCGTCCAGTCCACCGGACAGGTACTTCTGGACTCCGCTGTCGAAGTGAACCTTGACTGCATCCGGGTTGTCCCAGATGTAGCCAGTCTGGTTGAGATTGACTTCGACCTGACGACCCTGCTGGTCGATGACCGGCTTGCCCTGCATGTCCTTCGGCTTATATATGACCGGCTTGGTCATCTCCTTGCGAAGGTCTCCGCCGAAGTTCTCAAGTCCGAACTCAATGGCCTGACCGGGAGACACGTGCTTGGAGTCGCGCCATGCTTCATCCCAGACGTCTCCATTGAACAGATTGGCCCAGGACTCCGAGTTGCTGTCGGCCCGCGCGGAGCCGATGTAAGTGTGAAGAAGAGCGGCCGAGATGGGCCGTGCAACCACATTGGAATAGACGGAGTGGATCGCCGAACCAACAGCTTCCACCGGCTTGAACAGCCAGTCGGACAGGCCGCCGAAACCACCGTAGTTGGCAGTGTCCTTGGTCTGCTGCTGCCTCTGCTGGGCAGCAGCTTCAACAACCTGGGCATTCCACTGGGTGGAGTTGACAGGCGCGGGAGCGAAGCCCGGCTGAGGGGTTGGCGTGGTCATCTACTGCTCTCCGTATGGATTGATATTCGTACTCATTACGGCGGAAGCCGCAGCATTGATGGCATCCCGTGAACCGGGAAGGTTGGCAAGATCAAAGGCCATGGCCGGGAACTGCGGCATGGAGTACATGAGCGATCCCAGCTCATCGAACACTTGACCCGGATAGATGTAGTCGGGAACGACAGTTGTCACAGTGACCCCTTGATCATCCTGACCGCATTGCGAAGGGCCCAACTGGCGTTGGGCTGATTGGCCATGTACTCAAGAACCGGAAGCTGTGAAGCCAGATTCTTGAGATCCTGCTGACTACGGGAAACTCCAAGACCCAAGGCGTCCATGCCCTGGCCCATTCCTAGGGCCGCACCGTCAGTGACAGGAGTCCCCGGCTGGGTGGATTCTGCACCCATTGGGACAACTCGGTCCGCCGGATTTCCGAAGAGTGACGCAAAGTCCATAGACCCCTGCGGCATGCCCGAGGACGCCGCCACTGGCGCGTCCTGCTGAAGAGCCCTGTACGCCTTCTGTTCCCCGTAGTCAGCATTCGGGATCTGCTGAATGGGCTGGCGATCAGTCCTCTGACTGAACTTTCCAGGCCCAGAGACTGGGATGCCAGCCATTCACTTCTCCTTAGTGGTTCGGAAGATCCGAGTTGTAGTCGGCACCGTTGCCGCCCCGGGTGACCGGAGTATTGACAATGATGGTGCTGCTCCACTCAGGGCTCTTGGTGGTGGTCTGGTGACGGCTGTCGCCGGTGGACTTGGACTCCATAGTAGCCGTCTCCCAGGTGGCCGCGCTGGTGCCCTTGAGGGACTCCCAGACACCGGCCGCAGGGTGATCACTGAAAATGGAACCGGGCTGAAGACCGGCCTCGTACTCGGCCTGACTGTTCGGACCTGGCATTACTTACCTCCCGCTCGGGTGGGCTTCGGAGCCCATTCAACATGACAGAAGCTGCACCGGTCGGTGCCCTTCTCATCGGTGATCTTCTCGGGGACGCGGCCGATCGCGTCCCCGTACTGACACTTATGCACTAAATGGGCTGCTCTCTACGAGTTCTGATATTCATGCCAGCCTGGCCGCTGGACCGCAGAGAGGCGAGCATCTGCATCACGTCCTGCCCTCCCTGCTGCTGAGCCCCTGGGAGGCCCGTAGGCGCTCCCTGCTGAGGCTGCTGGCCCATCGGCCCAGGCATGCCCTGTTCGGGCGTCTGGGGGCCCTCTGGGGCCTTTGGCGGGGTGAATGCCTCAAGCACTGCCTCATGGACAGGCTTGCCCTTCTCCCTCAACTGTATGACCTTGGCCATCTTGGTCAGTGGGTCGATCGGGTCCATACCCTGAAGAGCCATCTGCGGAATCGCCTGCATGGCACCCTGAATGCCGGACTTCAGAGCATCTTCGAACTGCTCCTGGTCGATCTGTGTCTGCATCTGGACCACGTCAATTTCCATGGGAAGCTGACGCTGAACGAAGTCCCGGGACACCAGTTGATCACCTCGGAGCTGGAGCAGCGCCACGATAGCTCTAGCCGGATCCTGACCGGCGGCAAATCCGTAAGTGACATCGGCAGTGTGGTTCCCGTTGATGTCCTTGACCGGCGTGTACGTGTCCTCGAACGGAGTTCCCTGAACAACACCACGAATCGTCTTCTTCTCGTTGGGCCACAGCATCTCGTCCATCTTGAACGCGAAGGCAAGCGCTCGCTGAAGCGCTTGCCCGATCACCTGCTGACCGGTGGTGATCACAGTGTCGAATCCACCCATGAGGGCTTCAACGCCCTTGCCGGTGATGACACTGGCGTTCATGTTCCCGCTGCGAGCCTCGGGCGACCGAGTACTGATCCGGAGTTCACGCTCAAGAAGCTGCTCCTCCTGAGCCGCGAACTGTGGAAGGTTCACTTCCACTCGACGGATCTTGTCAGGATTGTCGGTACGGAGAATTGAGTCCGCACCTGCCTGATACTTCTGAAGGTCACGGGGAACCGCGATGGGTGCCCGCACTGCCTTTTCGGTCGCCTCAAGCCCCAGCATGGCCATACGGGACTTCGCAAGGTAAACCCACTTGGCGTCGTCGTATGCGCCACGAATCTGTTCGTCATAGGAAGGGCGAACAGCGATGGAGATGGTCAGGCATCCCATGATGTTCTCATGCTTCTCAAGCAGGGTATTGCTGTGAGCCGGAAGATACATGACCATCTGCTCATGGTCCATGTACTTGCAGACTTCAATCTCGCGCTCAGCCCATGAGCCGTCAACGGACCGACCATAGGTGTCGGTCCGGTTCAGAACAGTGTCAAGGAACGGATACTTGGACACGAGGCTGATCGCCTCTTCCCGCCACTGGCGAGCGTACGAGCGAAGCCCACCGAAGATGTCGAACTCGGGATATGCACCGATCGGATTCTCCACCCGGATGACCGGAGTCATGTTCTCCACGTCGGGCTCAACGATGTAGATGCCCATGCCGTACGACATGTAGTAATCGCAGAACTTGATCTGCTCCCCGGCCGCAAGCCGGGAGCAGAGTACATAGTGAGCAGCGATCCTGGTGCGCCTGCTGGAGAACTTCTTGCTTCGATCACTGGTCTGCATGGAGTTGGTGCAGTTGATCGCTGGCATCTGCCCCATGACTTCGGAAGTGTCACGGGCAACAGTGTCAATCATGTTGGCGACAACGGGATACGGCCAAGGCTCCGGCATGGAGCCTGGCATCACAGTGTCGATGTCGCCGGATCGAATGTCTCGGAGATCACGCTGACGCTGGTCCCGATCGCGTGCAGCATCCTTCAGCGTCTGGACCTTGCGAGCGATCTCTTCAAGGGTTCGCGCCATTCGTCACCTCCTCAGGCCCGGAGAGCCTTGTCGTACGCGGCGAGCTGGTTGAACTCGTCATCGGTGTTGGTCCAGTAGTCAGGGCGGGGATTGCCCCAGGCGGCGAACTCGCCAGCGGTGATCTGACGGACGC